CTGTCTTTTTGCTATTCATTCCAATAGCAATAGCCTGATCACGGTCTGTTACAATTGGACCATTCTTTGAGCCAGAGTGTAATTTGCCTCTCTTAAATTCGCCCATGGTTTTTTTCATGCTGCCTTCATTCATAGCAGCTTTCTTAGCTTCCTTAATGGTCTCAATCTTCTTTTTTAGAGCGTCTTGCTGAGTTGGTGTAATTGATGATGATTTTGGTTTAATTGTTGTTACGGAACTGCCGCCAGTAACCACATCTCCAGGAATTGCCTTACTTGGATCACCTTCTTCTTTTGCAAGAATGTGTTTGCCTGGTTTTGTAGGATGCTTTTTTAATACGCCTGCACCAACTAATTTATCTTTATGGGTTGCTTTGTCATAAGGAGGAGCTAAAGCAGCAAAAGATTTTTCATCAAGTGCTTCTACGCCTTCGGTCAATATTGTTTGATAAGCAGCATCCCATTCTCCCTGCTTTTCGTGTGGAAGGACTCTACGGTCTTGAACACCAAACTTCTCGTTTACTGCCTTGACAGCATCACGTTCAGCCTGATTCTTACTCATAACGTCTTGAATGGCACCAACTAATGGATCGTTTTTGTTTAACATGTTTGAATTCCTCTATGGATTTTAATTATATTTATGAAAATTACCACTTTACTTTATTTGCCCAGTAAGCAGCAGATTTTTTACCTTTTTTGATATTTTTCTTATGTCGATCATAGAATGCTTTGTTTCTAGCTGTTCCATCTGGTGAACCTTGTACACCAGCTTGACCAAAACGAATAACCTTTTCTTTGCCATCATAGCAAGCTTTAACTACGTGTGATTTACCATTATGATTATCGGCACGCGGCGCATTACACTTCATTTTAGCTTTGTCTACATTTTCTGCAACTTGAACAGGAACTGTTCCTAATTTATCTTCAGGATCTTTACCAGATGATGCAGCCGCAAATGCCATTTCTTTGATTTTTTTCAAAGATTTTTTTGGTTTAGATGGCATACTACCACAACCACAAGCTTCAAGCTTTAACGCAGCCTCAATAAGTTTTTCTTCAGCAAGATTGCCATACTTATCGGCAAATTTTTGTTGTGTTTTTGGATTTAATGCCCACTCTTGAATAGACTGTGCTGCTTCATATACGGAGTTGCCTACGTTAGCAAAGCCCATATAGAAACCTGGCGCTTTAGAAACATTAACTTCTTGCCCTAAACCATTACCGATTGGTAGTCCACCGCGTGGAATGTTATTATCTTCTCTGGTCAACTTCTTTCTAACAATCTTAACTTTCTTATTTTCAGATACACAGTCTTGACCAGGAGTCATACTCTTATAAATCTTTGCAAGACTATCTGTACCGATCTCACGATTAGCAGGATCAACCATGTAGTTTTCAAACTTATCATCTGGCGTTTCTGCCAGTGGGCGCTTAATCTTTTTCTTTATTCTATTATGTTTCTTATATTCATCTTCTTGATTGATTGATTCACGACCTTCGTTCATTGTTTGAACCCTTACCAGTTTACCACCTTTACTGTGGAATAATACTTTGTTTTCGTTTCCTATTTTACGACCAAATCTACCAAATCCATAGTATGATAGTCCAAGCTTTCTTGCTTGTGCCATCAACTCATTATCTGGCTTATGAACAACATTTGGAACACTTTGACGAACCTGTGTGAGAGTTTTAGTTGCTCTTGGTTCTTGATATGTGATGCCGCGCTTCTGTGCTTCTTTTTCAATCCACGCTTTTGCTGCTGGATTTTGATTATCAGCACGAACAAACTGTTGTGCCATGCGACGAACACGATTAAAGTTTGTTTCAATCTTTTCTTTTTCTTCAGGAGACACTTTACGAACATCAGCGGTATTATCTACTACTGCAAAGTTTTTATTGCCAAATATCTTCTGTAGTTCACCAATATTCTTCTGTGCTAGATCCCACTTCTCTTGACGGATATCGGAAGAGTTATCTGGTACGCCTTGCTTGTTTGTGCCATCAGGAACTTTACGCTTACCTAATTTGCCGCGTTCAACATTACGTTCACGCGATACATCGTTTGATGTATTTACGAATACCATCATAGTTTCGTAACCATCAGCCTCAAGATTTCTCTTAACTGTCTTAATCTTTTCTAAATCATCTGCGGTGCCATTAATGATAAGCCCTAGACGACCAGAAAGAGCGAGTCTTTCTTGTTCTTTAGTAATGTTCTTAGCACGACCGCGAACAATATCACGCTCAACTCTTTCCTCATCAGGCATTTCAAGATCAAGACCATTCTTCTGCATTAGATATTCAAATGCAACATCCGAATTGACTTCTCTAAGACCTTCACCAGAGAGAGTAGCATTCATCACATAATCTTTACCTGAACCAGGACCACCAGCCAAGAAGATGGCCTTAAGTTTGCCTGGATCGTTTATACCCTCGTTTAGTTGTGCTTTTGCTTTGATTGTTTTTATAGTCTTTGCGTGATATTTTTTCTTGTCATCTGAATTCATCCACCAATTGTTATCGTTCCATGTATAAACACCGTCTGTATTATTATCAATACTATTTTGTAATTGAGTTGTATATGATTGATTGTCCAACACATATTGTGAAACAAGTGTCGGAGACACTTCGCCCGTCACATTACCTAAACCACGCATGCCTACAGGCATAACAGAAACAGAATTAACAATTTCTTCTGAAACATAACTCTTGCCAAACATATCTGGATTGGACTTTGCAAACCAACGCATGATCTTACCTGCTTCTGCGTTGGCTTCATTTTCTATATCCGAACCAGTAGAACCTTCCTTAGCAATATCTTTGCCAAGTTTACCGTCTTCATTCTGTTTGTGATGTACCAATTCATGTGCGATAGAACGAAATACATCCATTGGATGTCTGTTCTTTGTCGAAATGGATAATTCGTTCTTTGAGGGATTGTATGCTGCGAAAGAGTTATAATCGTCTTCATCGCTCTTATATCTAATACCAGGTAATGATTTTAGACCTAGTTTATCAGACGCAAAAGACACGAAAGAATCCAGCATAGGTGCTAGTTCTTTGCGTGTCACTTCTTCTTTCAATTGTTTGATTGTTTTTTGCATAGCGCCAATCTTTTTCTTCATCAACTTATGAATGTCGGCATCATATTTGCCGAAAAGATCGGTGATAAATTCTTTTTGTTTTTTGTTATCCAGTGATACAAACTGTTTACGGAGTTCGGATGCGGATGTGGCTGGTTTGCCAAGAACGTTGAATGTAAATGTTGGTGTTACAACAACATATCCTGTCATCTTATCCGCGCTGCCAAATGGCTTAAGCTTCTTTTCGTTGCCGGCATATGGTTGTAGATATCCCGGTGATCCATCCTTTTTAGGTTTAAATGAAAAACGAGGATCTTCTTCCATATCTTTTTGCGACACAGCAAAGACCAAAACTGTTGTTTTTGGATCAAAGTCTTTCAGGATCTCTTTTGCCATATATGGGTTCAAGACCTGTTTAATCTTGCCAGCAGGTACACCAGCAAGTCTCATCATCTGCTTTTTTTCTTGGAAATTAAATGGGCTCTTGGGAGCTTCTACCTTATCAGAGGTAGCAATATATGCATCACCGAACTTGTTTTTGAGCCACTGAAAGACCTGAGCATGGCCTTTGTGAAAGGGCTGAAAGCGCCCAGGATATATTACTAAAGTCTTCATTACTTCCCTCTATAGGAATGTTAATCTATAGAGGTATTTAGTAAACTTTAACTCTCGTAGATTTTGCGCTTTGCAGTCAATTTGGCCACCGAAGTGATACCTTCGGCCAGTACTTTCTTAGGCAAATACTTGCTCACTTTGCCATCTTTGACTAGATATCCAACTGCTTCTACATCAGGATACATGGCCGCGACCTTGTATAGCATGTCTAGATTCTTCTCATGATCGTCCCACATACGAATACGATCCCACTTACCTGTGGCTAGATACTTCTTTATGATAACGCCCTTATTGATATGTGCTGGTGAGCTAGACTTAAGCTTGGCTAAGTTGCCAGAGCGTTCGACATACACATGATCAATAGGGAATCCATGATCACGAAACGCTTCTAGAAACTCTTTATGATCATCAAAGTCTGCTCGGGCAGTAATGATGATAGAGTGTGAGTTTTCGGATTGATTCCAAACAATCGTTTTAGCTCTGTCCAGAACATTAGTTATAGGTTTGAATGTTTCACGAAAGATTTTACCAGAACGAAACTGAGAAAAGTCTAACTCTTCACCTTGACCAAGCTTATAGTTGTTATACTCGCCTGGAGCAAGTGTCTTAACAACTTTACCATTCTTTTTGATATTTACTTTGGCCGATGTTTGACCCAAAGTATCATCAATGTCCCACACATTCAATGTGCGAACTTCATTCTTGTGAGTTTTCAAGTATGACTTAAGTTTCATTTTGACCAATTCTTTGTGGCATTAAAGTTTGCCTGTGAAAATTCCAATCTGTCCACAAGTTTGATTGCATTACCGATTTTATCGATAGCAACGAATCCTTCTGGTGCTGTTACCTTAAGTCCAGTGGAATCTGTTCGTAGATATGTTCCAACGGAATCTTGAACTTGTTGTAGTTTACGCACTACCATATTTTTAGCACGAACCAGGAGATTTTGCAAGTCAAAAATCTTCTTTAACTCATTTTTATTTGACTTGTAGAATTCCATGATGATCTTCTTTTCCATCTGGCGCTTTTGCTTCGTGTCCGCTTTCTTTGCTTCCAAAATAGACTTGTTCAACTTTTCCTCTACGCTGGAAATAAGACCAGCAACATGAGATGTGGTATTTGTGATCTCTTTACCTTCACGAACCTTCAGATTGTTCCATGCTTTGATAGTAATTTTGTATGTGTCGTTTGTTGCAATCTGATTTAGTGTGCGAGGAGATATCGTTCTAAAAATACTTCCCGCTTGTGATAGGATAGAATTAATTGCATCCGTTTCTTGCTTTGTGAAGGTCGCAGTACCAGATGCATCAACAAATGAAGCATCACGATACCAAACATTTTTTGATATCTTCATGCCACCAATATCAGCTCCAAACGATGCTTTCATATCAGACATAGTATCGCCGTTGTATGTTGTATGCCAAACAATACCCATCTTTGCAGATGTTAAAGACTTAGCCAAAGCAGTATTAGCAGGAACAGCATAAACAATAGTATTAGGCTGGAATGTAACATAAGAACTTCCATCGATCTTCTCCGTCTTAAGATCAGCAGAGGTAAACATCATGTCGCCCTGCATCACACCTTTAATGCCAAGTTCTGGCAAATAACGCAGAGCAATTTTTAGTTTAGCGTTTAATCCTTCACCAGGATGATTCTTGTCAATATCAGCATTTGTATAATTGAGCTTTGCATTCTGAGCAAAGACTCCCTTCGTACCAACAAAGAACTTGCCGTTCTCTGGATTGATACCAGCAAAGATAGCAGGTGCGCCATCCCACTTTGTTGTTAAGTTCACTGACTTACCAGTAGCGTGACCAGCAAGCATATCACGAAGAGACTG